ATGAGTTTTTTGTGCACTCTTTGCATTATAAGCAAATAACTCTTCTTTTATATCATAACCATCCCATCCGTTTGTTTCCTGTAAATCAATCCTTATATCATGCCTTCCATCATCTGTAAAACAATAGATGTTCTGAGCGGCTGTTCCACTTAAATTTAAAGCGTTTTCGCTGTAAGAATTTGAACCCACAAGACTGGCCGATCTCGCTATATTATCACGAATCATAGTTTCATGTAGGTGTCCACATATAATAAAATCAATTATAACTCCTTTTGCACTATATTTAGAGATTACTTTTCCTGTATCATTTGAGGTCATTCTTCCTAATTGATGGCCGTGTATTACCAACATATTTTTTCCATTAATCTCAACAACCAACTCAAGAGCATCCCCCCTCAAGAAATTAATATCTGGAAGTAGTAACCTTAACATCTCAAATATTGTAAAATCGTAGTTATCAGAAGCAACCATATCAACCCACCCAAGTTCAAAATTAACTCTTGATTCATTTCCAGTTACACAACAAACCTGAACTTCTGCAATTTCGTTTATATCCAATATGAAATGTTTTAATAAATGAACTCCTAAAAATGTAGCCTTTGCTCTATTGGTAGCCATTGACAATTTTTCATCAAGCCGCCGATCAGAATTAATGAGATCCCCCGTTATTGCAATTAATACTTTATTTGCCTTGTGGAATTTAACATATTCTTTAACTTTATAAGCGTATTTTTGAAGTCGTTTTGATGCAATATCAAAATCATATTTATTTGATTCAAGTTCTACTAATTCATTGAGGTGCAAATCAGCTAACTGAATAACTATTGCAGCTTCAGTATTGTGTTTCTTTTTACTCAGTTTGGTCTTTAAACTCTCTCTCTTTAATAGTTTTATGATTTCGGTGTTATACTCTGCCAGAGCGTTTTCTTGTCTTGAACCCTCTCTAAATGATTTTCTTTCTATTCTGTTTAAATCTTGGAACTTTTGTTTCTGTTTTGCAAGTCTAATGTTATACTCAACAATATCTTTGTCTGCAATTAAATAATGAACTACATCTTTAACTTGTTTTCTTAGATAATCAATTGAAACTTCCAGTTTGTATTTATCTATAAGGAAACTGGAAATCTCAATATAATTTTTACCATTATCAAAAAGCTCTAATATCTCATCCTTATAATTTAGATATTTGCTCTTCATTTTTTACTTCTTTTTATTCATATCTGCTAATCCTTGACCTAATACCAGTGTTAGAAGAGCGTAAAATAAATTTGACGCTGTTAATTCATCCACTCCCAATTTTGTCATTATTACTGGAATAATTACAGATCCGATTGCATACCAGAATTTCTTAGAATTAAACATTCCTTTTAATATTAATGTTTGTAACCAATTTTTCATTTTATTATTATTTTAAATTATTATTATTATAAACTATACGATAAACCTATTGAGAAACTTCCTTCTCTTTCTCCATTTTCATCCTCTTTTAAAGGAATCATATACATTGGAGAAGCTGATATTCCACTAAATAAATGGATGTACATTCCCCATCCAATATTCATGTTTTCAATCATATCTTCAGTTGGAGCTTCTAAGCTTAAGAATCCTATTCCTAAATCTTTTCTTGCGAAAACATTATACTCGTCTCCATCTTTTGATACTCCAACCATTGTTTCATTATTTAACGCATATCCAATACCCATATTTTGAGTAAAGTTGGAGATTTCCCAACTATCTCCATCAGCAGGAGAATTAACTTGAGAAACCACTGTAAATTGTGCAGAACTTATTAAAGTAGCACAACTTAGAACTATTGTAAAAAAAACTTTTTTCATTTTTATTATTTTTAATTTGTTGAGATAAAATTACAGTCTTATCTCTTGACTGTTTAATATATCCATAATCTTGGATTAGTTTTCTCTTCATCTATATCTATATGACAGAATGAATTTTTCTTTATTCCAACTCTAAAAGGTAATCCTAATTCATGAACTAATTGTAAAGCATGGCCTACAAAAAGAGCTCTCTTTACACTATCTTTTATTATTATATCTGCAGCAAGTCCTTTTAAATGAGCAGAATTTTTTATAGTATGGTAACCTCTATCAGTTAAAGATTGATGATAAGCTTTAGTTCTGTAACCACTGGTTACAATAAATGGAAAATCACATCTTGCTCTTAATTCATCAATAAAGTCCAAGAATAATGGACTCATATTTTTTCCTGTTCCCTCTTCGTTAGGAAGTCCAGAATCAAATTCAGAAATATTGAAATATCTCATGTTGTAAAATTATAAAAAAAATTATAATAAAACATTGATTGAATGAAAGTTATTAACTTTATGATGTTTACTTCTTGGATAATTTATAAAATTTATAAATAGTAAAAGTTATTGCTAATGTGAGCGAAATAAAGGTTAATATGTTATTACATTCAGTTAGCATAGTTGCTGAAGCTCCTCCATTTGCCAATATAACTTGAGTTGTATCTTTCATTTTTTCTAATTTTGTGTTAATGTTACATAACCCCCATATATTCTATTGGAAGTTGCTGTAACTTTTACTAATATTAATAAATAATTTGTAGAAGTAGAAACTGTTGATGTAATTGATATTGCAGCTCCATCTGTTGTTCCAGAACCAATTGCACTTCCAATTCCATTCGCATTAACATTACATTCATAAACTTCTACTACTTTTGATGTGTTTGAACCCCATATTTGAACATGAGTTGCGGATGTTCCATAAGGAATATTGACTGTTGCAACCATTTCCTGAGCAGCGTCACCAACTTGTAAACCTGAATTTGCTGAATCTTTAAATTCTAAAGCTTCATAAGCTCCATCTTCATTAATCATAAAATCTCTTGGTAGAACTTTTACATAAGTCGGATCTACACCAATTATAGAATAATCTCCAGCTGCTGGAGCGTCATATAAAATTGGCCCTAATTGTTTAGACGCAACGGGCATTCCCCCAATTGTCCCTTCTGTTTTCCTTTGATATTGGACAAACATATTATTTTCATCAATAGCAATGTTTGCGTTTAAATCTAAAGCTTCTTCTAAAGTTATTGCTTGAACAAAAAATGAAGTTGCATTAACTGCAGCGTCTGCATATACAGTTAAAGAAGTTCCATTAATTATTATTTTATCTCCAGCTTTAAGCGCTAATACTAACTTTCTGCAATTTATAGCTGTTGAAGTAGTTATTGCATCTCCTTCATTATATTCAGAAGTTAATTGACTAAGATAAAACTTATTCTCGCTGTTTTCAGCTTTAATAAATGGAATTGTTGTGTTGGAAGTTATCATAATATTATGGATTACTGGTATATCTATTTGGAGTTGGCATACCCTCTCCAGTTTTCCTGTTTGCATTTCCAATTATTACTGTTGTTGGAACTTCATAAAAAACTTGAGCCCATTGAGCATTCCATTCATCATCAACTACATTAAAGGAGCTTCTCATCATCATGTATTTTTTTCCATCTGAATCTTCCATTCTGCAACATGGATTAATAAATTTCAATTTTGTACTTCCTGAAAAGTATTTATCTACTGAAGATAATGCTGTTTTTCCACTAAAGGTTAAAATTGTTTCACTTTGGTTATTCATTATCTCCTCTCCAACTAAAACTTGACTTTTTTTATCATAGGTTAATGCACTATATATATAAGCACTTCCATTCCAACTATATATTCCCTTTGCCCATTTTCCAAGAGGATTAACATAAACCCAATCTGCTCCATCATAAACTTGAAAAGTAGAATTTGTATCTGCTCCAGATCCATCTCCAAATGCTATCACTCCTACATTATATTCAAATTTATCATTTCCACTTTGTTCCACTTGTATCTCTTGTGAACTATTTCCAAAAGAAATTCCTCCTGATTTTATAGGAACAAACATTGATTCAAAAAAAGCTCCTCCATTTGAAACCGTACTTAAAGTGTCTGTATAATCAATAGCGTAAAAAGTTGGAGTATATCCCCACTCTAAAGCAGTTCCCGCATAATTTGTTCCTCCATTTAATGAATTATGATTTATAACTAATCCGTGTGAATAATCTGAAGCCCCTTGTACATAAGCCCTCATTGGCCGAGTTCTGTTATCATCATATTCAGTGAAAGTATAAAATTGAAAATCCCAACTCCCAACAAAAGCGGTATCAGTGGGGATTAAATTTCCAGTATTGTTACATATACTATCAGTTGCACTATCAAATATACCTTTTACATAATCATTGCAATTTGAAGGTATTTTTGTTGTCTTTCTAATATATTGCTGATTATTAGACAAAGGGAATTCTCCTGAGCCAGTAGTGGTACTCATCCATTTTAACATTGAAGTTGCAGGAGTTCCAGTGAATTTATAAAGTGTCATATTGTCGGCATCTCCCCAAGCTGATGATGAAGGTTTTGCTCTAATAGTCCATAGATTTGTAAAATAAAGATCAGCATTAGAGGTGTTAGAAAAAGAACAATAAATTCTGCATAAAAAACCAGCTAATTGATCAGCGTCTGTTAAAGTCATTATGTTATACTCTTGCCCAGTTTGAGAAAATTGTGTGTAAGCATGAGAAGCTCCATCAGTTGGCCATGCAGTAGGCAATCCAGAAACTGTGTTGTGAGTTAAAAATAAAGGAAATCCGTTAAAGTGATTTCCACCAGCAAATTCAGCATAATTAGTTTTTGTTCTTTTAATAGCTGGCAAAGCTTCATATTGAGTTGTTGCCAATTTCTGCAATCCTCCACTTGATGTTCCTGTTTCAATTTCTTGATTATAAAGAGAAAAATTAGTTGTTCCAAAATAATTTCTATTTGTTCTGAAACTACCAGTATAATAGAACTCTCTTGTTGGAATGTTTATTGGTGTAGTATATGGAGCCGTTCCTTGTTCATTTGTGTTATATTCAGAAACTTGTATAAAATGAAAAGTATGTTCCCAGTAAAACATTCTCATATTAAAAGATTTGCAAATATTTTCTAAAACAGAATAAGTGTCTGGAGGAGTATATTTATTTTCATCCGATACACTGTAAAAATCAGTTATATTGATTTTTATTTGTGTTAAAGGGCAAGTTGCGGCAGCAGGAGTAACCCCCATATCCTCATTCCACCAATTAACAGCAGTTTGAATATAATAATTTTCCATACCAGCTCCTGAACTTACTTCATCTGATGCTAAAACCATTCCTGTATTATCTAAAATTAATTTTATCCAAGCTCCATCATATCCAATTATTTTTCTATAACCAGCATTTGCAAAAGTATCAGCTTTAACATAAGGAAAAGTTGGAACTGCAGCTGTTTCACTGTTTGTTTCTCTTAAAAAAGGAATCTCTTTTAAACTTGCAATCCCATCAACAAAAACTAAAGTTGAAACGTAAGGGTAAGAAACATCTTCTCTTGTATCTAAATTAGGTATTAAATAACCTGACCATAATAAAGATCCAGTTCCAGTTCCTCCAACGTTCAATGTTATCCAAATACTTCTTTCGGGCCTTTCTGCAAATCCGTTTATTTGAGTTTCTTGAGTTAAATCTTCAACCAAAACATCTAAAGTAAGTTTTGACGCTAATATTGGAGAATTTTTATCTTGTACATTAGCGGATTCCCAGTCTAATTTCAATCCACTTGGAGCTAACTTCCATTCTGAAGTTCCTGCAGCGTATGAAGTCCAAATTTTAGCTTGATATGATGAACCATTAGATGATTCTAATGATACTTTTCTAAATACTTGTAAATTATAAGCTGCTCTCGCCATATTATGTTGTTCTTAATCTATTTATTGATGTATTTCTATTTGACAAATATATATCATTTCCTTTTAATACACCCTCTACAACTATGTTTTGATTTCCTCCTCCCATCATTGATTTAAGTTTATCTAATGGAGCTATAACTTCTGGATTAGAAGATGCTCCTGGATATTCTCCCATTAAACCAACTGTTGGCCCTGAAATTATTCCTCCATCTGCAAATGAAGGAATTAATGAATTAAAAGCCGTTCTTGCAAGACCAGCAGCAAGACCAGCTACAACAGGAATTAAAAATGGATTTATTATTCCAGCACTAATTAAAGATTTACTTACTGCAGCAGCTACACCTTGAGAAATCAAAGCTCCTATTACGTCTTTAATCATCCCCTTGACATTATCAGCATATTCTTGGAATGTATCAGCACCCTGAGATAATTCATCTCCCATTCTTTCCATTATAGAAGCAAGCCCCTCTTCCATTGATTTTATATCTGTTCCAACAAAGGCAGCTATTTCCTCTCCTAACATACCTAAAGCACCTCTATATTTATCCATAGGATCTGTATTAAATAATCCTTCTGGCATTTCCAAACCCTCTAATCTATGTGAAAGTAAATGTATTTCTTCAAAAGCGTCATGAGTAGCTAATGAAAGAGCTTCCATTTGTTCAACTTTCTTTTCTGTTGATGATGTTGGAGTTGTTGTTGATGATGTTGTTGATGTTGGTGTTGGTAATGTAAATTTTTCTGTTAATTTTAACAAACTACCATAAAAACCTGACTTATTAACTTTATTTTGAGATTCCCCTAATTGTTCGTTTGCAACAACTAAGTTTGTAATTGCGTCAATTTCCTGCTTTACTGAAGCTATTCTTGAATCCATACTTTTTTCAGTTGCACGGTTCAAAATACCTAAGTTGTATTCTTCAGTACCAAGTTTTGATAATACTTCAGTAAATTTTTGAACTTCATTTTTTTGTTTTGACTGTAAATCAATGAGTTCTTTAGACAAATCCACTAATTTAGCTCGCCCCGCTTCTGCAAGAGCTTGTTTCTGTATAGATTCAGTGTAATTTTTAGTTGCAGTATCTAAAGCAATTACATCTAATTTTGCAGCGTTTAATTTACCATAGTATTCTGGAGCTATTTCTTTTAATTTATTTAGGGCTGTTTCTTTGGCCTCAAGAGTTGAGTTCTCATGTTTCAGAACTCCTGTTAATATTTTAACTTCCGTTTGTTGAGTTAAGATAGCTTTATTAGCTGCATCCATAACCTCATTAATTGACCTTTGAGCGTCTGAAACCCCCCAAGCCTTTTCAATCCAATTGCCTAAAGCAAATACAACACCTGTTATGGCTGCTGCTAAAACAATATAAGGATTAGCTACCAACCATGTTGCAAGACCTTTTAGCCCACCTATTAGAGCGCCAATTCCAATTGAAAGTTTTCCAATAATTATAAGAACTGGCCCTATTGCAGCTAATATTAATCCCCACTTAACAATATTGTCTTTGGTTGATTCTGAAAGTCCATCAAATTTTCCGATTAAACCAACCATAAAATCAATAAACTTTTTAACATAAGGCATTAATCTTTGTCCAAGTTCTTCCCCTAAATCTCCAAGTTGATTCTTCATCATAATTAAAGGCCCTGCTCCAACTTTAGCAGCCGCTTCAGCTTGTCCTTCAAATTTCTCGGTTAATGCAGTGGTTAAGACAATAGCTCTTTCTTGTTGTCCATTTACCCCTTTTAGTCCAGTATCAAAATATCTTGCTAATGCGTCTGTTGATGTTGAAACACTTTTTGAAACTAAGGATGTTGCAGCTGTTAAATCCATTCCAAGAGCGGTTGCCATATTTTGAATCTGAGGCATCAACATTACAATTTGCTCTTCTGTTAATCCTAAAGAAGCAAGCAATGCTTGAGATTCAATAGTTGCTTCATCTCCAAATAAAGTTGTTTTTTGAAGTTCTTTTGCTTGAGCAATTAATCTTTGCTGAACATCTTCCCTGCCTTTTAATGCAGTGAGTAATTTTGTTTCTGCCTTTGCTTGTTCATCAAAAGCTTTAATAGATGCAGCTCCTAAAGCTAAAATAGGAAGAGTTAAATTTCTTGATAAATTTTGACCAGCCTTAGTTACATTTTTTCCGAACTTCTTTAGTTTCTTTTGAGCTTTATTCATTGCTCTCTCAAAACCGCTTAAATCCGCTCCAAATTTGAAATTTAAAAATCCTATTGCTTTACTTGCTGCCATGTTCTTCTAATTTTTTAAAATACTCTGCTTTTCTTTTTAATTCTTCAAAATCTATTTTTAACGCTTCTTTTTCCCAATCAAACTGAATTAAATCAGTTGGTTTGATACTTTTATTTTTAGGAAGCTGTATGTTTAATAATAAACAGGTGCTCCATCTTGTACGCTCCCAACTGCCTCTTTGCCTCATATTTTCCAGTTCATAAAAACCATCAACTTTGTTCCAGAACTCTCTCGGCAACATATCATAAAAATCATCAACATTCATTCCCAACTGCCCGAATGCTATTTGTTCCATTTTTGGCCAAGTTAGCTCTTCTTCACTCTCTTGGCCTTTGGCTTTTTTTCGTTACCATCTCCCATTGCTCTTGCAAGTATCTCAAAAGCTTTCTCCATGCAATCCATGTTTCCATCAAACATATCAGTTATATCATCTAAGGAATAATTAAATGGTTGTTTTGATGCTCTGTAACCATCTTCTATTCCACAATAAATTAAACTGAAAGCATCATTAAAAGTTAATTGTCCTGATGCTAATTTGTTTAAATCATTCATTGTTGCTCCAGTCATTAAACTGTATTTTCTAAGAGCGTTAAAACCAAATCTAACTGCCATTTTGTGTTCTCCAATTTCTAAAATTTCGTATTTCATTTTTCTAAGTTTTTTGTCTTTTCTGATATTAAAAGAAACCAACCCCCGCACTCAGAAAAGAAAACGCAAGGGCTGGCTCTAATTTATAAACTATTAAGAAGCAATAGTTTGTGCTAATGCTCCAGATCCTTGAAAAGAAACTGAAAAAGTTGCAGTATCTTCATTAGGTGCTGAAAGTGAAGCTGATGTTAACCATGCTGTTCCGGTATATTTAGTATCTCCTGTTGTAGTTGAAGTAACTCCAAAAGTTAAAGTAAAACTTGCTCTTGTGTGAATATATCCTGTAAATATTTCGCTTAGAGTTTCATTTGAAATTGCACTTCCTGCTGGATCTAACCATGCATACATTGCATCACATGAAACATCCCAGTTTCTGTAACCTTCCATTGCAGTTTCCCATCCGCCATCTTCTTTATTACTTGTAGAACGTGGGCTATGGTTTACATTTAGAGTAGCACTTGTTGAATATGCAACTAAAGTTCCTCCAATGTAAACTCCAAGATCAGTTCCGTTTAATTGTCCGTTTGCCATTTTTTTTATTTTATAATATTAATATTTATTTTATTTTTGCTCTTCTTGAGCTTTTTTTGTTTTCGTTTCTTTTTTTACTTTAATCTTTTCTGGCTCTCCATATCCGTTTTTTTCCAGCCATTCATATTTTTCTTGAGTTACATCAATAATTGCTCCAGCTTCTAAAGTTTTTATTGAGTTTACAACGTATCTTCTTTTTAATTCAAATTTCATTTCTTTATTCGTTTGTATCAATCCATCCATTATCTGGATTGTTGATGGTTTCTATTATTTCACTATGAGAATATATTTTATCCCCACTTAAAAAATCTGGTACTTCTCCAATAAATTTAATTATTGTTTTAGTTCCATCTAAATTATATCTTAATGTTGCCGCTGAAGTTTCAATTACCTTTTGAAAATCAACTGAATCAACATAACTTTTTTCTATTATAACATACTTTTTTTCCATATCTTTATTCTGGAACATCAGCTTGAAAATCTGTTGATGTCATATTAGTCATTGTTCCATCATTATTTCCTGTTTCATCTGGTATTGTTGGATAAGTTGCAATTGGATTTCCAACTATTCCTCCATCTCCCATTTTCCAATAACCTTTTAAATTTGTTAAAGGAACAGGATTAAATGGCAATCCATCATTGTATAAAGAAGTTACTTCTGTTGAAGATAATTCTTTATTAAATAAAGTAACTTCATCAATATTTCCTAACCAATAATTTGCTCCATCTGCATTATTACCAATTGACGCTGTTGAAAAACTACCAGTGAATGTTCCTGAAATTGCTGTTGTGTCTTTTAAACTACTATCTAAATATATTTTTGCGTTTCCGCTGGAATCCCATGTTCCAGAAACATGATGCCAATTTCCATCTCCTTCAATTGCATCTGTTATAATTGCTAAAGTTGTTGTTCCTCCAGCTTTATATGCTAATCTTAATTCAGCACTTGGATTATGATAAAATATTCTAATATTATTATTTGCATCTTCATATAGCCTCATAATATCTCCACTAGCAGAAGTTGTTTCTAATTTAAACCAAGCAGAAATAGATCCTGTATTTTTTACTGAACTCATTCCAGAAACTCCTAAAGCAACATAATCATCAACCCCATCAAAATGAGTAGAATAAATATTATTGAAAGAATTTATTATTCTAATATTAAAGTTTAATGATTTTCTGTATATACCATCAGAACCACTCATATCATCAAAAACATCATCGTAACCATCAAAATCAATTGCTTGTATGTTTACAGCGTTATAAACTCCATTCACTCTATCCAAAGCCGTTCTAATATAATTTGCAAGTTTTGAAGCTTCTGCATATGTTTTACAATAAGCAGAAACCATTACGGTTGTTGTATCTAATAAAGCAACAGAATCCTTTTGTCCTTCTGGAGTATCAGTTGCAACATCATAAATAATAAAAGGAAATGGAGATGTTTGTTTCATTACATTTGGAGCAATTCTTGTTCCAACCATTGACTCAACTGCAATGTTATCATGTAAAATTTTATATATTGCTTTACCTATATCCATTTTAGTAAGCGGCTCTTCCCCATTTTTTCATTCTTCTTAAATCTGCTTGCACTGCTTTAATATATATTTTTTCAGCTTCTGAAAATCCATCTGCTAAAACTACTGCATGTTTTTGATTCCAAGCTCTTTGCATAAAATCGTTTGGAGTTGTCATTCCTCCTCCTCTTTTTCTGTGTCCATATTCAACCCACGCTCCATAGTAACCGCCCATATTTTTCTTAAATTTACCCTTAACTCTTGGTCCTATATATGCTCCATGAACTCCTTTTTGTTTTGAAGCTCTTGTTCTGTAAAATTGTAGAGATTTTTTTAATGTTCCTCTTGCAATTTTTAGTTTATTATCTGGAGGATATACAACATCTTTTTCTGCCACTGGAGCTTCTTGTATTGCAGCATCTAATAAAGGAACAGTAACTTTTTTCCAAAACCTTCCCCATATTAAATCTTTCTTAACTCTATTAGGAAGTTGATTGAACATTTGTCCAATCTCTTTTAATCCTTGAGCTTCAACAGTTACTCCCATTAGTTATTATCTTTTAATTTTGTTTCTATTTCTAAAAATTGTTCTCTTCCATCTATTTGTTTAATCCCATGTATTATGTAAGTTTTAGAATCATAAACTATTCTATAAGTTCCTAAAATTGTAACTCCTAAATTTCTTACATAAAAAACTAAATCAGTTCCTTGAACTTGTTCTTGAGATTCTTCTTTTCTTCTGCTTGATTTCCAATCTGCATGAGCCCATAAAGTATAAGCTGTTGCATAAACTTTTGTTTCTGCTCCATATCTATCAGTTGTATAAGTTGGAGATTGCACTACAATTCTTCTATCAAGTTGCCCTATGCTTAACATACCTGTATTTTATACTGATCTAATAAATATTGACTTGATAAAGGAAGTTCAGTTGCTGTTCTTCCTGTTATTACTGTTTGTCTGTTTTCATACCAATTCCCTAAAGTTAAAAGAACTGCTTGTTTAATTCCATCTGGAACATCTGTTGAAGCTGTTCCATAACCAACTGTATATCTAACATGAACAGCGTTTATTCTATCTGCTAAATCTGGTAAAGTAGCATCAACTGCTAAACCAATTCTTGCAGGTTTTGAAACATCATCTAAAATGTAATTAGAAGAAGCCCAAGTTTGTTCACTATCATTAGTATCATAGTATTTAATATGAGTAATTGATGAAACAGGACTTTTATAAAGTGTATAAACTTCACTCCATTTATCTGAATATTGTTCTACAATAGTATTTAAAAAATATTGATTAGTATAAATTTGACAAGACTCCGTTGCAGCTTTAATTAAATTATCAATTAAAGTGTCATCAGCAGTAGTGTCAACTTTAAGAAAATCTTTTGCTTCAGCAGTTGTAAATAATGGAGTTTCTGATAAAGTAACCTCTTTTAGACTTCTATACATTTTAAATTAGTTTTAAAAAAAAGGACTGGCTTCAAAACCAGCCCCTTTTTTAATTATTTATAAATTACTATTAAAGAACTGTAGTGTATTTAACAAATGAAGCACCTGAAGCAACTCCCCAATCAAAGTGGTTGTTCATAACTAATCTTACTTCATTAGTTGTAGCAGCAGAATAAGGATCTACTATTATGTTAGAAGGTCCAAATTGTGCAAAATAGATTCTTCCAAAATCTCCAAATAAACCATCAGCAGATGTTATTGGAGGTCCACCCGCAGTTGCAGGAGCAGAAGAGAAATAAGCAGGATAACCAGCTAATCTATCATCTACATATAATGGATAAACAGAAGCAACTTGAGCAGCAGATTTAATGTTAGAGTAAAGAGCCCAGTTATTTACAAATCCTAAATTACCATCTAATCCATGATCATCAGCAATAGTTTGAATAGCTTCTAACATATCAGAAGCAGCTCCAGCAGCACCTCCAGCAGCAGATTCAGTAAAAGATAAAGTTCCAGCTGTTTGCACAATTGCAGTTGGAGCGTTTGCAACATTTGCAGATCCGAACATAGCAGCGTCAATTTGAGTTCCCATGTTTCTTCCCATATCTCTCATTACAGACGCTTCAGCAGCTGGACCGTTTTGAGCTAAGATAACATTTGAGATATCAGCATAACCTGTTACTCTTTTTGGAGTTAAAGTAACTTTACCAAAGTTTGCTCCTCCATCAGCAGCAGCAGCAACTTCAGCACCCCAAGCAACAGTTGAACCTCCAGCTATTGGAAGTACAGTATCGGCACTTACAGTTCCTAAATTGTTTACTCCGATTCTGTCGTAAAGAGCAGAAGCTTGTAAACTATCAACATAAGCTCCAACTGATGTTGGTGCTATAGCAGAGTTAGTTTGGTCAATTGCTCTTTCTTCTTTCATCATTGTTGGAATACCAATTCCTTGTAAACCTTTTCTTGCTTCAGTTTCAGCTTCTTGATGCATCTCAGCTTCTAAACCTGTTAAAGAACCACCATTTCTAACTTCGTTTATTGCTTTGAATAAGCTCCATCCTCTTGTTGCTTTATCAGTGTTTACTTTTTGAACTGGAGTTCCAGCTAACTTCACATTATTTCTAATTTCAGTTTCTACTTTCTCAGCTCTTTCAATCTTTGCAGATAATTCATCTGCATTTTTAAGAAGTGAATCCATTTCATTATTCTCCTCTGAAGTTAAATCTCTTTCTTCTGCTGTTGCAGTTTCTTTGATTACTTCTAAAGAATCAATAATATCATTTCTCATTTCTTTCAATTCAATACTTGATTTCATTTTAAAAAATTTTTTATTATTATTATTTTGTTCGTTTTATTAATTCTATTTTTAGTTTTGCCAACGAACGCGCCACTAAATCGTTTTCCTCTTCTTTTATTTCTTGTTTTTCTTTATACATTGCTAAACCTCTTTGAGCTACTACTAAATCAGAATCAGCTTGAGAATAAGCAGGATATGTAACTGGAGAAACATCATATAATTTATCAATGGAAGTTATTGTTCTAACATCATTTCCATCTTCATCAGTAGACCATTCATCTGATCCAACAGTAAATGCAAATGAAGATTGATTAATGTTTCCATTCTTCATATTAATAGCTAAGTCTTTTCCATAAGAAGTTTCTGGAATAGAAAATTCATATCTCAAACCTTTTTCATCAATAGATAAATCCAAAGTTCCAGTTGTACTTCTTGCTAAAACTAAGTTTGCATCATGATTTATGAGGGCTCTAACGTCTGATTTTGCAATTGTTTCTTGACTAATTGCAGTTGGAGATATATATTCATAAAATCCTCCCAAGTTTTCACTTCTGGAGTTAAATATACTTCCATATCCAACAACCACTTCTTGGCCATCTTCTTTTGTTTCAAATCTGTTTTCAATGTTAAATAATCTTTTTTCCATAATTGTGTTATTAAATTTTTTATCCCAAACTTTAATTTTTGTTTTTTCTTGATTCTCTTCTAAATCGTAGTCCTCGTTATCATCTTCAGCTTCCTCTTGAGTTTCATATTTACACTCTCCAGTTTCTCCCCACTTCCACATTCCGTTATTGCATTCCTCAGCTGGCATCTTCGTCTTGTCCTATTTTATTAATGGTAGTCATGTTCATTTGAAGATAATTTTCATCTCCCGAATCAATCTTGTTTAAATCTTCTTTTTGTCTTACTTCATTAATTGACATCCATCCGTTTGTTATTGCAGTTTTATAATAATCTGCTCTATCTTTTACGTTTCCTCTGAGTAATCCGTTTACATTAAATTTAATATATTCTCTTCCAATGTTATTTCTTCTGAATAATTTAAGACTCATTTCTAATTCTATCTTTGATATATAAGGCATTAAAGAATAAGAAACAAATTCTTGAGATTGCATTTCTATATTATTGAATGAACTTGCAGATAAATCTTTTAATAAATGTGGAGGTAATCCAAAAATTCTTGCAACTTCCTGAATTGAGAATTGTCTTGATGCTAAAAACTGAGCTTGGTCGGGGGTTACTGAAATACTTTTGTATTTCAATCCCTCCTCTAACACTGCCGTTTGGTTACTACCATTTAAAGTTCCATAATTTTTATTAAAGCTATTCCTTAATCTATCTATGGCCTGTTCTGACAATGCTCTATCTGATTCCAAAATCCCCGACAATTTTCCACCGTTACGAAAAAATGTGCTAGAATAGGTCTGCACATCCATACCCCATCCAATTGCATTTTTACATTGTTCAATTGGAGAAAGTCCTGTTATTCCATCTGGTCCTGTTATCATTTTGAAATGAAGTATATTTTCAGAGTCATGAGTTTCCCCAGACTTCTCATCTGAATAATATAATTT